TTCGCCGGCTTTCAGCAGGATGTCCACGGCCTCGATGCCGGTGGCCAGGTCTTTGGCCTTCCACAACTTTTTGTTGTCCCAAACCTTGGCCCGATCCTCCGCCACGGTGGCCTCGTAGATCAACATGCAACGGTAGCGCACGGTGTCCACTTCCTCGGGGATGCGGACGCCGCCCTGGGCCCGGTTCTTGGCGTACTTGGTGCAGCGTTTTCTGCACCGGTTGAAATCCTCCTCACTAAGGGGGTGGATGTGGAAGGAAAACAGGTCTTTGCCTTTCCGGTTAATGACGATCTCGACGGTTTCGTCGTCGTCGTCCTTATAATTGGCTGCGGCCAGGAGGCCGTCCAGCAGGTTGTCCTCATTGGCGCGGGTGGCCGCCTTGGCCTCCTCCTCGTTGAGCTCGACCTCGGTTTCGGCGTCCATGGGTGCCAGCCCGGCTGTAACTTTTGCGCTCATATTTACCTCCATAATCTTGATGGGGCCGCGTCACGCGGCGCGGCCCCGGTCGTTGGTTTGTTCGCTCCGCCTTACGCGGTCAACTGCAGCAGGCTCTGGAGCTCGGGGGGATCGTTGACGGCCATGTTCCAGGCGCGCTTGATGATGTCGCCGATGCTCACGTTCTGCAAGTCAATGTTTCCGTCTGGCACGACGCCCCGGTAATTCATGCGCTGTTCGGAGCCGTTTCGGCCATACAGGACGCCCTGGAATGTCCAGTCGGGCTGCTGGCCGGTGCTCATCATGTCGAACACGTCGGAGATCAGGTCGTCATCCTCGACGACGATCTGGGACATGGTCAAACTGACCTTGTACGACTGCAGGACGCTGTGCTCTTGGGCGTCGCCCAGGGGCTGGTAGGTGGAATTGGTGACGTTGACCTGGGCCTGGTAGCTCTCCACGGTGGCCAGCATTTTGCCGTCGCCGTCGTAAATGACGCCGTCCTTGCCCGTCAGGGCGTAGCGGGTGTCCTGGGGGCCTCTGTTGTTATACATGCTCTATTCCTCCTTCCTTACTCCGCGGCGTACCGGAAACGATAGGCCAGGTAAATCTTCTCGATGCTGTCGATGTCGTCAACCTCGATGATAAACCAGGCGCTGTCGCCCTGGGCCGGGTTGGTTTCGTCCTCGTAGGCGTCGCCCTGGATCAGCTTCTTTTCGCCCACCATGCGGGAAATAATGCCCTTGATGGTGGCGATGATGGTGGCGCGGCCGTCGGCGTCGTTGTTGATGTTGCCGATCAGCACGTCCAAACTGTCCGCGACCCGCTGCTGCAACTCGAAACGGGTCTTGACGCGTCTGATCTTCTTCCAGCCTTCGTCCAAATTTCCGTCGCACGTGACCAGGGTGTTGATGCCTTGCTCGATCCAAACCTGGCCGGAGGAATTGGTGGTCAAAACCAGGCAACCGCGCTGCAATGCCGTTTCGATCTCGCTGGGCGTCAGGGTCTCATGGAGGCCCGCATACCCGGAAATGACGGAATGGGTCAACGACTGGTTGGTCGCCACGGACGCGATCATGCCGCCGATGCGGGCGGCGTTGCGCCAGCCGTCATAAATGACGCCGGCGGAGCTCTCCGCGGAATTGAGCACGTAAACGATCTTTTCGTCGTTGTACGCGGCCGCGTGGGTCATGCGGGTGTCCAGCGCGACGCTCTTGGTCTCCGCCAGGCACGCGATGGCGTAGTACCCGTTGGCGTAGATGCGGTCGATGAACGCCTGCACCAACGCGTGGACGGCCACGTCCTCGGTGTCCACACAAAGGCAGTTGCCGAACGTGCAATAAAGGGCTTCCAGGCCCGCGCTGTACTCCGTGGTGGTCGTGGTGGGCTGGGTGCCGGGGGTCATGGCCGTCTGGGTGCAACTACCCATGACGCCGCTGCCGTCCGACAGCTTCGTCGGGATGAAGTCCTTGCTGTCCTCCTTGATGGCTGCGACCAGGTTGTCCACCTGGTTCCCGTCGATGTCAAAGGAAAACTTGCAAAACTCTGTGGTGCCCTCGTAAAAAATGCACTCACGCCCGGCTCCGGTCAGACTGTCCCGGATGCTGACCGTAAAGGCCCGGTCGCCCACATAGGCGCCGGTGATGGTGAGAACGTCGGCCCCGGCGTCGTCCTGCAGGGTGATGACCGGGGCGGTGCCGCCGGTACCAACGCGGACAAAGTGGCCGCTAGTCAGCCCGCCGGTGAACATTTCGGTGATCAGATCCTCGGTGTTGCCGCTGCCGAAAGTCTTGGACACGCTGGTGTCCGGGGTGAAATCCACGACGGTATTGAGGGGGCCCCAATTCGCCCGGATCAGGCCGAGGCCGATGCCGTTGCGGGCTCCGGCCGTGACCGTGCCCTCCTTGTATCGGCGCTGATATACGCCGGGGCGAATTTTGGTTTCGCCCACGATAAAGGTGCCAGCCATTTATTTGACCTCCTTGGTTGCATATTTCTTGACGATTTGCTCCGCCTCCGCCACGGTGGCGCTGGTGACGCCGGCCATGCGGAGCGCGGCGGTGACGATGTCCGGCGAGGTCTTAAAAACCTTTTTCGCCGCTTTGGCCAGTTCGGCCGCCGTGTACTTCGGGGCCTCTGCCGGCTTGGTTTCTTTCGCTGTTGCTGTGGTTGCTGCTGCCATGATGATGACCTCCTAACTGGTGTGGATGTGGTTGATCCCGTGGGCGTAGTTCTGCCGCTTCAAAATTCCCCAGGCGACCTTCAGCCGGATTTGTCCGGCCGCCAGCGGGTCCAGGGCGCCGTCCGCCGCTATCCGCCGCAGGAACATGGGCGATTTATCCAGCATGGTGACCTCACCCCGGCACGAAAGGCAGTCAACGATGGCCCGTACCCACTTCTGCCGGTCGCTTGCGCCGGGCGCGAAAATGTGGCCGACGACCACGCCGTCCAGCCACGCGACCGTGTGGGTCTCCTTGCCCAATTCGTAACTATCCAGCCGGAAATAGGCCGCCGGGTGTTCCGCGCTCGGTTCTGTAAAATCGGGGAGACTGTTCTGGCCGATGACGGTGATCTCCGGGTATTCGTCCCGCGTGAATTTCATCATGGCCAGCACGGGGTCGGGGTCGCTGGTGATCTGCTCCGGGAATGCGTACATGTCAAACGTGGTGGTGACGCCGATGACCTTGTCGGTCTTGGTCTGCAGATTGCTCTGGAACGTCTGCGACGCCTGCCAGGAGAAACTGCACGGGTTATCATCCTCCGGCGCCATGATGACGCCGCAGAGGACCCGCCGCAGGATTGGCTCAATGTCCTCCGGGGCCGGTCCGTCCGCAGTACACCACACGTCAACGTACAACGTGCCGGCGGTCTGCCGCTCCGGGTCTCCCCGCAGATCCAGGCCGTAGCTGATGCGGGGGTATTGCCGACCGTCGCCCCAGCCCCTGTCCGTGTCCTCCGGAGCCGGGCCAAAAAAAATGGCCGACGCTCCTTCAAAGGAGGCCAGCCCTGGGCTGCCATATTCCGCGCCGGAAATGCGGCGGTAAATCAATTCTTCCAGCTTCATGCGTCGTTGCCGCTGTCGCCGTCCTCTGTGGGCGGCTCATAGGTGTGGATGGTCTCCATGTCCGGGGACCATGTCACGGTCCAGAGGCCGTCCGCGACCTCGTCCGCGTAAATGATAAAAAAGTTGGTCACGTTGCGGATGCCCGGCTGCCAGATGACCTGGATTTCCTCCGCGGTGACGTTCATGACCTGGCCGTTGCGTGCCTCATCCCACGCGGCATAGCGCGCGCGGATCAGGTCGCCTTTGGCGATGGCCTGGGTGTTGATGGACGGGGCCTGTGATGTAATGACAAGCTCCATTGGCTTTTCCCTCCTCTCCGGTTAAAAATACGGCTGTTCAAAGATGGCCTTGACCTCTGGCCAGGCCGCCTTTTTGATGGGTTCCTCAAATGGCCGTGCGGCCATTTTCGCGGTCCCGTGTTGTAGGTAAGGGGCGTACTCAACATCTGTGTGGATGCCGGGGGTGTAGACCTTGTCCGACTTGACCATCTCCGCCGTGGGCAGTGGCTCCCAACTCCGCCGCAGGTTTCCGCTGCGCAGGGCCGGGGGTTCTCCGGGCGCCGATGCGGTGTAGGTTTGCTTGCTTGCGACGCTCCGCCGATACACCTTTCCGGTTCTCCCGGCGGCGTTGGATAGGACGCTGTTGGAGTGCTTTTTGATAACATTGGCCGCCCTGACGGTCCGGCTCTTGTTCTGCTCCTCCATCTGCTGCAGGACCTTTTGGTGTGCCTGCTTAAAATTGACTACCATTGTCCAGGTCTGTCCTCTCCTCGACGTAATAGATCGTGGCGATGCCCAGGGCGCCCACGTTGTCCACGCCGGCGATGTAATAATAGGCATGGTCCCGGACGAGACGGTCGCCCGGCTTGGCCTTTTCCCCGCCTCTCTGCACGATCTGGTGTGTGCAGGGGTGCTCGGTCTGGCTGTACCGGGCGACGTCGTTGGCGTCCGCGTCCGCGATCACGCCCCGCAGGATTTTCCTTGATTGCGTGTCGTAGGTCGTCGTGGCCCGGCCCTTGCTGTTGACCTCTCTGGTCATGGGCTCGATAATAAAATCCTTGACCAGGTTACCGGTTCGGAGGTACACAACTTGCGCCTCCCTCCGTCCCGCCTGCCCGGCGGTTCTCCATCATGCCCGACTGGAAATAATGGGCGCCGCCGAGGGCCTGGGGGCTTGCGATGGGCGCCGCCGTCTCCACCTCCGCTTTGAGGTCATCCCTCAACTTCTGCCACGTCTCCAGGCGCTGACTGAGTGACAACGACAACGCGCCGACGCGGGTGTCCACCTCGTAGGAAAATCGGAAAAGGATGCTCTCGATGCAGCGCAGTTTGGCCTTTTTCCATCTGGGCGTCCCCTCGATGATGGCGGTGTATTCCGCGTCACTTAGGGCGCAGGTGTCCGCGCCGCCCTCGACCATGGTGTCCCCGAGCTCAAACCGCATTTGATCCTTGCCGCCCTGGCTGATCTTCTCGGGGTCGTAGGTGTAGGCCACCTGGGCCATTATTCGCCGCTCTGGGCCGCGTCGTCGGACGCCTGGCCAGGATCATTGTCCGGGGCCTTGGCGGCCTCCTCGATGGCCTTGGCGCGGGCGACGGCCGCGCTTTTGACGGTCTTGCGGTTGTCGCAGGCGTCGATCAGGACAAGGGCGGTGTCGTCCGTCATGTCTGCGATGTGCTCCACGGCTCCCTCCGCCGTCATCTGCAGGACAGCGATGGCCTCCTCCACGGTGGCCGGGGTGACGGGCAGCTGCTCCACGTCCCCGCTGTCGAAAAAGATGGGGACGGTAAAGGTGACCCTCTCCGGCTCCACGGGCGCCGCGGGCGCCGCGGGCGCGCCGGGCGTCTGTTCCGCGATGATCCCCATTCGGATCACGGCGCCGACACGGTTGGCCGGGATGGCCTCCGCCGGGACGGTGTCGCCGGGCATATAATCAACGCCGGCGAATTTGGCGCGCTTGATGGCGATGTAGGTGCTCATACCTGCACCCCCTTACACGCAATCGTGCAGAAATACCGCCAGGTCGTCGCAGGTCTTTTTCATGTCGCTGGACATGATGCCCTCGACAAACTCGGAATGGGTACCCTTTTCGCCCTCAAACTGATCGAAAGCGGTGGCGCTGCCGTTGCCCAGCATGTCCCAGGTGAAAATGTAGCCGGCGCTGGGCTCGTCGATCTGGGGGGTGTTGGTGGCGTA